TGCTATCAATTCGCAAATGAGTCTTTGCCTCTGCAACAGAAACTGCTGTAATTGTTGGAGCTGTCTTCAACCTCAACTTTCCAAAGCCTGTCGTTATCGAAATTCCTAAATCTGTGTTAGTTATCATATCTTGTGTTGGTAAAAATGGAGGAGAGCCGAAACCCTCCTCCAGTATTTAAATCAATTATGCTTCAATCAAGCTAGCGAATGCAGTAGCGTTTTGAACGCAATCTCCATCAACAAGCGATTGAACAATCATTCTTGTCTGACCGATTCCTGCATCAGTGAACTGGTCCACTAGTATAGAAATCCCGCCAAAGGTCGCTATGTGACATTTTGAGAAGTCTCCGAATAGAGCGTGGTCTTTAGTAGCACCACCACCGTTACCAACATTTGTAGAAACAAACGAGAAGTATCCGTTGATTGTCTTATCTCTGTTGTCATACAAAGGAGAAACATCTGTTACTTGTGCAGCAGCTTTAGCAGTTGCATAAGACTTCATATCTACTAAGTAAGCCATTCTTGCGCCTTCTAATTGAACACCATTTCCAAGAACAGTAGTCTCAAGGTCTAAAGCACTAGCAGCAGAAAAAGCAGCAGTAGAACCAGCAGCAGCATCAGCAAAGATAGAAGCTGGAGCGTTTGATACATCACTTGTTCCTAATAATGCAGCTTCTAAAGTAGCAGCAACTGATTGAGCCATATTTCTACGAAGTGCAGCTTCGATACCAGAATTCTGAACTAATGCTTCTTGAGAAACATTAACTATAGAAATAAGTTTGTGAGGTTCTAAAGTAACACTAGAAGCAGTTCCGTTAGCAGCAGGAGCAGAACCACCAGCCTCAGGAACGAATCCAGAGTTGATAGCACTAAATACTGGGAACTTCATATTGTTCACACCAGAGTAAAAGTTTGCACCAGCAGAAGCAAGAACTAAGTTTGCTTCTAATTGGTCAGACCAAGCCATTACTTCTGTTGCGTTTCCAGCAGCAGTTCCAACAGCAGCACGATTCAATACGCTTGAAGGAATAGCAATACCATTATAAGATTGCCCAGTGTAACGAGCTTCATTTCTAGCTTCTTGGTCCATCTCTTTAACAAGACCTTCCATTCTTCCAGTATAAGCAGCTTTCATAGCTTCTTGGAAAGAATACTCACGAATTTCTTTCGGAGTGTTTTCTTCAGCAACTGGTTCTGATTTAGCAGCTTTGTTTGCTTGTAATGCTTCGAAAGAAGCAGCACGTTTAGCCATACCCTCTAAAGAGTTAGCTTTTTCGTTTAGAGAATCGAATTCTGTTGTCTCTGAATCAGTAAGCTCACGACCTTCAACTTTCGCTGAGTCGACAATTGCTTCCATTTTTTCAACTGCAACAGAGCGTTCCTCTGTGTAAAATTTAGATGTTTTCATCTTTTTTTTCAGTTTAAAATATTAATTACTTTTTATTTATGATTGACAAACGCAACTCAGCGAGAGAGCGTTTAGTTAAATCCAAATCTTCCTTCGACCTCTCTTCCTTCTCTTTTTCAAGGTTCTCTTTCATCACCTTTTCTTCTTCTGTTTTTTTCCATTCTTCCATAGAACGAAGTGCAACAGATGCTTCTTCGTATGCTGGGTATGTAACCGCACTTACATCGTATAAACGAGAAACCTTGTTTATAGTTCTAACATTCATTCCGTCTCTCATTTCCCAAGAATCATCCTCAACAACAAATGCAAAAGAACTTTGATTGATTGTTCCGTTTCTCATTAACTCTACTAAATCACGACCTAAAGATGTGTTAGCAACCTTAGCTTCATATTTCAAACCTCTTTCATCTGTAGATAAACGAAGAGTTCCGTTTGTTGTTCTAGCTAATGGTAAACCATCGTGATTGATAAGGAAACGAACATCGTCTTTTAATCGACCATCAAAAGCACCTTCTGCAATAATCTCTCTAAAACCACCAAGCTCATTTGAAAGAGTATTGAACACGCTTCCATAACCAACAACAACATTATCATCACCCTCTTGTCTAAGCTCTAAGTCTTGAACATTGAAAGTTCTTATTTCTTTATTAGGGTTTGAACGATAGCCCATTGGCTTGTCATCTTCTTCATCGTGTCCTTCGATGTGGTCATTTTCTTCCATAATTTTCATATCTTGTGTCATTGCTTCTTTGATTTCTTCGTGAGAATTAAAAGGCATATAATAAGTAACACCATCTAAAGTATGCTCGTGGTGTCCTTCTCCTCCCATCTCTTTTGCTATTTCTTCTGCTTCTTCAATGGTTGTGTATAATGGCATTTCGATTCCATCTGTAATCATTGTGCCTACTAATTCTCTATTTTCTTTTTCCATAACTATTATTAGTTTTTCTTCCATCTCTTCCCTTACTGGATGATTCGGAGGAAGTAAATCTGTATCGTGTTTACCACCTTGAAACCTACCTTTTTTTAAAGCAAAAAGAAAAGAGTTTACTCTAGCGTAACCCCATTGCTCAGCGCTTCCTACATTTGGTCTAACACTTTGGGGATTTGTTTTGAAAGCTCCGATTCCTCTTTCCATAACCTTAACCAACTTGTTAAGAGTTACTCTTGGATTCCAAGCAACATCTAAATCCTTAACGTCTTCGTTGTGTTCTTCAACTTTATTTTCAAGGGCTTTCATTACAGTTGCATTCAACTGCTTCTCTTCTTTTTTACCCTCTAGCTTTTTTGTCATTTCTAAAATAACATCCTTCATTCCTTGCTCTCCTAGAACTCCTATTGCTCCCCATTTCATTTGAGCTACAACACCACCGATATTCGATAAGTTCGGCTCTGTATCTCCTTCGAATTGCTTTCCGTCTTCAAAGTGTCTAGCAACCCAAGCTTCTCTTTCTTTTATCCACTCTAAAACACTAGGACTTTCATCTCCATCTCTTGCTCTATCCCAAAGCTTAAAAGCATCATTACCTCTTATGTTTCCTCCAGCTTTCCAAATCTCTGGAGTTTGTTCTTTTACATTAGAAGCGAAATCAAAATCGAACTGAGGATGATTTGAGTTTCTTAGACTAATCTTTTTATCTTCTCCTTTAGTTGGGAAATTAGTCATTGTCTTCTTCTGTTGTTCCTATAGGTGCGAAGTTAAGAGGGAAATAGTGAACATCACCTTCATCTCCGATTCTATTTAATTGCTCCGCTTGTCTTACCTCATTGATTGATAAAGCTCCTATTTGCATCATCTCACGATAATAAGTAGCTCTAGCATTACTATCGCCTCTTAATAATCCTTTAGTGTCAAACTTAACCTCATACTCTCCAAACTCATTATCTCTAAATAACTTGATGTTCATTTCTTGCTCTAACTGAACTAAGTAAGGAGTCAAAGTAAAACGAACAAAGTCTGTAGATAGCTGCTCTATTGAATTGTGATTCGCTGCTTTTTCTAAATGTCCAATCAAAGAAAGCGGTGTTCTAAATATCCTAGCTATTTCTTCTACTTGAAATTGTCTTGATTGAAGTAACTGCTTATCATTTGCGCTTATAGAAATAGGTTTGAAATCCATTCCTTGCTCTAAGATTGCAGTCTTGTTTGAGTTGTATGGACCTTGATGTCTAGAGTTCCAAGAGTTTCTCAAGCGTTGTATTTGTTCATCAGTCAACTTGTGGTCTGTCTTTAATACACCAGCTACTTGAGCAGCTTGTCCAAAGTATGTCGCTGCTGTTATGTTAGCACCTAAAGAAAGTCCGATTGTATCGTTTTGCATTTTAAGAACTGACTTACCTTTTTTACCATCGAAACCAGTTCCCATAAAATGAAGGATGTCTGTTTGTGGAATCGGATTTTCAAAGTCAGCGTGTTGGTAAAATAGATTACCCTCAAAAGGAATCACATCAACCTTGTCTGGATTTAGATAAATCAATGCAGTTGGTCTTGCACTTCCGTCTCTTTCTATTAAGAAATAACAATTACCCTCAAGCAACAAGTTTGTCATTGCTACGGTAAAGAAGTTGTAAGTCGTTTGGTATTGATTAGGTCTTTGAATCAATTTAGAAACTGGATGCGCTTTATCTACTTTTCTATCTCCGTCTTCTTCAATTCTGAAAGTATGTATTGGTAGTGAGCCGATACTTTCAGAGATAACTCGAACACAAGCTAGAACAGCCGAGAAAGAAAGTGCAGAATTTTTGTCAACAGCAACTCCAGAATTTGCGCCAAATAATGGAGAGTTGACTTTTAAGAAAGTGTTTCCGTTATCTCTTTTCTCGAAACGGAGGAAATCTAATAATCCCATAAGTTTAAACTATACTACAAAGATACAAAACACTTCCCTAAATAAATACGAATCCTCTATCGTCATAAGGATTTTCTTCTGTAGTGTTTCCATTCATATAAGAACCCAAAGCCATTACAAGAGCAACCATACCATCGACCTTGTCTGTTGCCTTCGATTTGTCAATCTTGAGATTTTGTGCTGGGTCTGTTTTTATAGCAACATTAGAACACATCCAACGAAGAATCTTATTGCCTCCGTGATTCAATTCCTTAGCAAGAACAATCTTTTC